TTATTCTGAGACTTACGAATAGCACCAATCAATGAAAGTGAAGAGTCATTCTTAAAGAAGAACCTAAACTGTGATTTCTTCCTAATAACAACAATACTAATATCTGTAATAGTTTCAGACAAGTAGTAGTTATCAAAGATGTCTTGAATCTCTTTAGATACTGGGGCAAGCTCGATGTCACCAATTCTATCAGTACCTGAGATAGGACGAATACCATCTGGCCCTAAGAATAGTAGGTCACCACCAAATTCTACCACAGAGTCAGGAGCTACACAACCCAAATTAGCTGTAACATTCTCTAAGGTAAAGTCTGCTATACTTGTTCCAACAAGCTTCTTAATGTTATTAGCACCAAAGATAAATAGAGAGTTACGGAACTTCTTGATAGCTGTGATCTTAAAACCTACGTTGATAACCCCTGCGCCATTAGCTGGTGTAAAGTCTGTAGCGTTAACTGGCGCACTGAAGTACAAGTTAAATGGCTCTGAACTATCCCCTGCTAAGAATATATGAGAAGAAAACTCTTCAGAGAACTTAGGGTCTGAGGGAGCAGTGCTACCTGTTATTTGAGTGTATGTTGTCCCATTATAAGTAGCTGCTGGGTTCTGACCATCTGTAATAAGTAGAACTTCTTCTGACCAGTTGTAGCTTGTGAATCTCACACGGTCTACGTCAGTCATGTCTGGGTTACCAGCAGATGTTACAGTATCCCAAGACTCTGTAGTAGCATTCCACTGGTGCAAGTAGTTATACCCAGAAAGTGGTTTTCTGCAAGCAAAAACACCATCTGCTAGGTTACCATTTATGTGAACACCTAAGACAGGGCCAGTACCAGGGACAGTACCATAGTCATTCTGGAATCCACTAATACGTCTATAACCACCAGAGAGTGATGGTTCGTAGTTGATCATACGCAAAGCACTACCGCCTAAAGCAGATGCGTGAGTAAGTGGATCAGTATTTGTTATAAGTCCACCCTGACAAACTGTAAGGTGAGTTCTTAAATTATCCATTAGCGTCTTTCAACTACGATAGATCTCAAACGTAATTCATCATCAAATAGGATACGCTTCATATGCCTAATCCCTTGCTCGAACTTCTGCTGGTGCATTGCAGCAGATTGCTCATTGCTACGGAATGTCATCATATAAGCCATAGCCCCATCAATAATAACGTGATTAAACCGCTCAGGAATAACACAGTTATCATTATAGAGATTAAGTGAGGCAGGAATACTCCAGTAGACATACTCAATCTCGTAAGCTGCATTTGGAGTAGGGGTTACCCCAAAGCTTTCCCCGAATGTTTGATAAACTAAAGTAGGAGTTGCTTGACCCCCTGAATCGTCTTGTGGTCTATAACTTTTTAAATACTCTTCATAAGGAATTACTTTAAGAAGCTGAGGAGTATTATTCTCAGAGCTTAGTTTTTTAATATAGAAAGTCTCCCAGTCAACACGGGAGAAGTCAGAGGGAAAGCTATATTCGTTTGTACCAGCAGTAAGAGCCTGAGTGTAAGTAGTCTTTAGGAAGGGCCACTCCATACCTACTTGGTATATTTCTCTAAGGCTATTATTGATAGCATCTTTAGCAGCAGCTTGGACATTACGTACAGTATCAAAACCATCCCCTGCTATATCAAGAGGAACCTCGTTTAGTCTTCTGAGTAACTCGTTTGTTAAAGAAACATACGTAGTCATATTACATCTTTCTAGGTTCTATTTGAGTTTTATGATGTGCTCTTTTAACTTCATCATAAGTTTTAACGATGTGGCATTCTATGTGAGTATAGTTATTTTCTAGTGCGAACTTATACCTGTTATTACCTATAAGACATCTATACTTCTCTTTAATGTCTTCAGGTACTGGTCTTCGCTCGAAGTTACTTATATCTGTTTGTTTAAAGTCTTTATCAGTACAAACAAGAATAGGGTTAAGCATTCCTTTAGATTCTATACTCTTCTTAAGAGTCTTTTCAAATGCGAGATCGTTAAGGTTATCATTTACAGAGTTGATATTATCTAGTGGTATAATAACTGTATCAAGTATCTTTTGGGAGCACTTTAAAATTCGTTTCAAATCTTTTAATCTCTATATCAAACACTTCAAAGTACTTACTAAAAAGATCTACCCACCACTCACCTGTCTCTACAATCTTATGGGCATTACTTCCATCAGATAATATTGTAATAGCTTCCTTAGTAGAGATATTAAAGAATCCACCCTTAACAACTAAATCCTTTAAGTTATTCATTACACTATCTAAATAGTCTGGCTCAACGTGTTCCATTACATCACAGCAAACTACGAACTCAGTTGGTGTAGGTAATTCTTCTTTACCTTTTATACCGGGGTCATACTCTTTAATAGTATACTCAGGCTTCTTTTTATTCATGTAGACTTTAAACTTGCCGTTAGCGCAGCCGTAGTCTAGTATTGTTTTAACTTCTAGGCTCTTCAGAAAACCTTCATATCGAGGTAGCTTATCTACGCTGTGTCCACCGCCCCATTCATTCTTAGTTAGCTTGTGGGTGTCAGCTAGGACTTGTTGGTATTCAGAAGAAACTAGATTCATATGAGTAAGAGGGCCACCGAAGCAGCCCCCTCCTTTAAGTTATTATGCCAAGTTATACTTAGCTGTGACCAATGCTTCTGGTCTTAGGATTTTTCTGCCGTACAGGTGCATACCACGCACGATGTCAGCAAAAGAATCTGGGTCACGGTATGTCTCAGTCTTGTTGATCTGCTCGGCAGTAGCAACTGCAGAGTCATGACCAGCAACGATAGCACCGTAGTTAGTGTTCTGGTTAGCTGTACCAGTTGTAGATGGTCCAGTACCTACAGATGGTAGGTTGTTTGAAACATATACACGGAAGCCGTTCCAGTTGTTCAACACTAGACCGTTACGTAGTGCACCTGCATCACCGAAGTCAGAATTTAGAAGACGTGAATCTTCGTCCATTAAGATTTCCATCATGACAGGGTCAATTACACACCAACGACCTGCTTTGTCAACGTTCTGTTGGTCAAGCAAGCGGCCCATACGTGCAATCAACATTGTTGGTGACACATAGGCTGTTGGAAGTGCTGTAGCACCTGGTAGACGTGCAGCGACTGGGATTGAGTGATCGTCAGTAGCAGAAGTTGTGATGTTGCCGAAGTCACCTTTGTTCAGTTTGTTAGCTGCAAGCAATTCGTCTGAACCAGCAGATGAGTTTGCTTTTGTGCCGTTCACAGTTGTGTTTACTGTGTCAGCATTTGAGTGCAGCGCAGACTGAGCGTAACCTGATAGGTAGCCCAATACTTCTTGGTCATGCTGGTCAGCCAAGCGGTAAGCCGCACGGTTGGTAGCAAGATCCATGAAGTTAACATGTGAATGCGCTTCCTCGATGTCATCCATTTTGAAGGCAAAGTAGTTCGCCTTGTCAACGACTAGTGAGAAATCGTCATCCTGAAGATCTTGTGCTGCGATGGTTGTACCACGAGCATATGCTGAAACTGAAATCTCAGGTTCTTTGATGATCTTCACAGTGTCACCTTGTGCACTGATCTCTCCGAAATAATCAGAGTTCGTAATATCACCTACAACAGTTGACTTGCGGAAAGCAAGCTGAACTTTCTTCGAGTAGATGACTGGGGAAAAGTTCCCGTTTGGCAGGTTAGTGTAACCTGACGCTGATGCAAAAGCCATAATTAAATCCTCCATGATATTTGGCTTTGGGGAAAAGCTAAACACCTATAAAGAGGCTGATCGTTTTCTAGGGTGCAGATAGTATCTAGTTGCGCTACCAGATATTTACTGGGCCTATACTTGAACAGGTAGTTCTTTTTAGTTTAGACTTTTATGTAAGGAAAGTATTTCTAGTATTAAGAGGTAGTCATAAAGAGGCTCTTAAAAACTATACGTACTTAGTTATATGTACAAGAAAGTGTTTGTCAACACTTATCGTGCACTACCGCTGAGGTCATACACAAATTTTCCTGTGCGCATGGCCTTAGTGATTTCTTCTTCACGAGCTTCAAACTCTCTGGCAGACATCTTAGCGACCTCTGACTCTTTAAGAGTAGCACCACCCTCTGTAGGATCTACCTTAGTTCTAGAACCTTTAGAGATGGACTTGGCTGCTTCTCTTGTCTTAGTTTTCTTAGCTTGTGGTGTATCTCCGTTATCAATCTTATATAGGTCAATAACACGAATAACAGAATCTGGGTCATCCATATTCTCATACAGAGCGTCACGTACCCAACGGGGTTGTGCTTCTGCCCAGTGATGAAATGCGTCAGAGTCTCTTAGTTTATCAAAGTCAGGATGAGCCTCACGGATCTTAGCTTCTGCTGTCTTACGCTCTGCTTCGTATTGTATGCAGCAATAGTCTCAACGATACCAGCTACGTCAGGGTACTGACGGGACCATTCCTCGATGTCCTCATCTGACTTAGGTGGGACGATAGTCTCTTTGTACATTCTAGCTTCGAATGCTGCGTACTTTTCTTCCCACTCTTTTTCTTTTTGTTGCATGTGACGGCGTAGGTCACCATAGCGTTTCTTAAATGACTTTTCTTCAGGACTTAGGTTTGAGTCATCTTCTTGTGCTTCAACTTCAGCGTTGGCTTCTTCTTGTTGGGTATCACCTGTGGCCTGTACTTCGGTTGCCTCAGATCCTTCGCCATCGGATTCTTCTTCGAAGGTTTCACCTCTGGCCTCCGCTTCTAGCTTTGCGATCTCTCGCTCTTCCTCTTCCATGCGCTTACGTTTGCGCTCGTGGTTATATCCTCTATCAACAAACCCTGCTGACTTAGGGGCTTCTACTGCAGTTAGTTCAGGCATAGTTATCTCCTTATGATGGGGCCAGCGGAATGCTGGGTAGCCTTATACTTATTTGGATTGCCTAGGCAGTTTATCGTGCGCCTAAACCAGCACGTTTGATTGCCTAGGCAGTTTATCGTGCGCCTAAACCAGCACGTTTCTTAGGCATCTCTAAAGGAAGAGAGGGTTGTTCTTCCATTTGAGGTTGATCTTGTAAAATTGCTGCTTCTGCTCCAGCTAGTTCTGGCCCTAGGATCTTAGAGACAACTTGAGCGGCAGGAGTGTTAGTAAACTCTACAAGTATTTGTTTTTCTTGATCAGATAGAACTTCAATCCTGTCCATGACATCTTTCTTATAGATATCCATGACATCCGCTTTTATCTGGTCTACTGGGTTTTTTGCATTTTGCATTATACAACTTCTCCATTCTCTCTGATAAACTTGGTGTCTCCACCGACGACATCAAAGACTTTCATCCAGAAGTTCTTTACTGGGGAGTATATCACGCCGTGTTTATTCTGTCCATAGTAATACTTACCATAAGATACAAGAGGATCAGCAAATGTTTTTGTTACGACCCACTTAAATACTTTTGACTTACGCATTAGAGGTACAAGTACTTCTGCTGTGCGATAGTACCCACGGCGGTTACGATCTGTCATGTACTCATCACGATATCTACGAACTACCTCATCCATAGTGCCATTGCCATATCGAGCCTCTAACATAATGAAGCAGCAGCCGCCACCTGAAGATGGGGAGTCATTACTAGAATCATTGTCATTGTTTCTAGCTCTTGTTCTTTCTTGAATTGCTGCTGTAGCTCTTCTACTTGCTTCAGCTTGTGCTTGCATAGCCTCGTGCCAAGCTCTAGGATCATCAGTAGAGACATTCTGAGCGGCGTTAGTTGCGGCAACCCAGTCGTTAGTTGCTGCTGAAGCATTACTCTCTGCTTGACTTACTTCTTGTGGAGAATATGTTTGGACCTTCTCTTCTCTAAGAACACCGTCAACGTATACCTTACCGTCATTAGGTGTTAGGCTATTAGCAAGGTTCTGAGAAGCTGTATTACGACCAGATGTGTTGTTACCTACTGCACCAGTGTCAAGAGTTCTACCTAGAGTAACTTTAGGATTATCAGTTTGTGTTCTTCTTTGAGGTTCTGCTTCTACTCTTGTTGTCTCAACACCTTCTAACCGTTTCTTCTCTGCATCAGATAGTTCAATCCCTTTGTCTAATTTATCCTGTAGTTGTGCGATTGAGGGTTCAAATCCTTCTGGACGTAGCATTGGCCTAATAGAAACATCACGGCTTGTAGTTGCAGCAGTTTTAAAGGTATCAGTATATTCTTTTAAGTTAGCTCTTCCTACATCGTTTAAGTCATCTGGAAAAATAACTGCTTCGTATGGTGCGTTAACACTTGTTGAAGCTGCTAGAGCATCTTGGAATCTTTGGTCACCTTTAGCAAGTGCACCATCAAAAGTTGTAACAGCACCTGGAGCATTCTGAAGGAATCTGTCAATGTCTGCTTGGATAGCATTAGCGTCTTCAGTCTTACCTAAGAACTCAGCCATACGCTTGTGCCTACACCAGCAGCTAAACCTAGGAATGGGTTAATTGCCCCAGCTATCATGCCTACTTCTCTAGGGATTGAAACCGCTGAGTCTAATGCTTTCTTAGCAGCACCTACTGTATCCTTTACATCAACACCACTGTCAGTATAAGTCTTCTGTGCGCCCTCAGGTGTAGTGACATCTTTTACACCTCCACCCTCAGCAGTAGTCTTATAGACATCAGTAGAAAGACCATAATCATCGTCAGTATCAGTACCTTGTGTACCTTCTGTAGCAGTATCACCCCCAGCACCACCTCCAGCACCACCACCAGAACCACCGCTACCTGTCTCTGTAAAGTTCAGTTTAGCTCTGTTCTCTGGGGTGTCTTCTACAAACTCACTGAAGTCTGCAGGTGTTGTACTGATTGGTCTGCCATTTAGCATTAAGACAGAAATGCGTCTACCATCTTTATGAATGTAGAACACCGACTTCATACCAGAGCTATCCCCTGTTGGTGTTGTAGGGGTTGTCGAAATTGGACTATCTACTTGTACAGATGTTGTTGGTGTACCTGTAGCTGATTTATTTAGACCGTAAATATTAGATGTGGATGGGTCTATTGGCTGTAGACTTGTAGGGTTTTGTGGGGTAGTAGGAATACTTGGACCAATAGGATTACCAAATGCGTCAACATTAGGGTTCTGTCCTACCATACCACCTACTGCCATACCTGCTGGTTGGTTGTAGGCTGTAGGTTGAGGCTGCTGTTGCATTTGCTGCATCTGAGGATCTACAGATAAAATAGGATTCATCATCTGCTGTTGGTTCATCTGAGGGACCATACCGCCTTGGTTCATTGCCATGACTTCCCCTAAGAGAGACATCTCGTCTTCTGTCAGATCGTCTTCATCTTGAGGAACTGGTTCTCCACCAATACGACCATTGGCATCCATCTCAGCTAATTCTTGTTTAGCATTTTCACGTAGGTCTTCGAAGAACTTCAAGCCATAAAATCGGGTAACATCAGCAGGAACTACGTACTCACCTTCAGATAGCATAGCAGGAATATCATCACGTACTTCTTCTGGTCTTGAACCAGGTGGTACTTCATTACCTGACTCTGCGTCTATCTCTACGTCACCACCAAGGGCATAGCCCATCTGCTCTTTCATTGCCATACCACCTTCATTAAACTTTGGAATAGAACCCATACCCTCAGGAGCAGACATTGTAGCATCTACCTCGATGTAATCATAAAGAGGGTGATCTTTTTTACCTACTCGAATAGTACCTATCTGCTCACCTACTTTAACATCTCCGACAGTAGCGGGGCGTAAGTTAGGTTGAGGTACTTCTTCTCTAACCTCACCAGTCCTAGGATTTTTACGTTTTGCTTTTTGAGTTAGTCGGTCCATACGGACTGGGCCAACAAACTGGGTGTCTAGGGTGTAGAAGTGCTTACCGCCTTTACCTTTTGTTTCTACAGCAACAATAGGGTGGTCTAGTAACCTATCACCTTCGTCTGTTACAATCTTAAAACGTTCAGGCTGTAAAAGATTTGTACGTACCTCAGAGCCAGTCTTACCAGTAGCAGCCTTATAGTTTGCCTTCATGTCAGCTACAGTTAGTGATGGGCCATCATAGATATTAGCACGAGCTACAGACTTGTTGTTCTGACCGAATGTTGTACGCTTCTGAGAAGGACGGGCAGATACAAATAGGTTCTCAAAGGTTTCGTTGGATACATCTTTAGGAGCACCCTTACCCATCATGATATAATTACCAAACTCAAGGTCTAGCTCAATGTCAGCATCCTTAAGCATACCCGTGAACCTATCACCTTTGTAGCCTTTCTTAGAAGGGTCAAAGAACTTACCGGGACCAGGCATGATGCTTCCTGCTGTATCAGCAGCCATAGCTCTTCCCATACGTGGGTCAAGATCTTCTGCTAGATCAGCCGAAGGACGTAAGATAGCTTCACCAGTTTTCTGAGTACCTTTACTAGAAACTTTAACTGGGGTCATTACCTCTTCAAAAGTATCTTTCTTACGGATAGCACCAACACCAAATGCAGAAGTAGTGTTAGGGTCAATCTCGTACTGCTTTACCTTATCAGCTATAGCCTTGATGCCTTTACCACCATACTTGACAGCGATACCGCCCATAAGCCACATAGCCGCTTCAGTTGCTGCAGAGTTACCAGCTTTACCTAGTTCCTCTTTGATGTAGTCATAGTCACGTTCATCTTCTGGTTTGTTATACTCAGAGATAACGTTAGCCATGTTAGAACCAGCCTCATAGAATGGAACCATCCACTCACCAGCGTTGTCTAGACCAGCAGTAAGTTCTTCTTGAGAGACATTCTCTTTCAGGTAAGATCCAAACCCTTTGAAGTCTAGAGGCCCATCACCTCTGAAACCGGGTCTACGTGAGTACGGTGACTTCTTCGTAGTAGACATGGGGGGAGCCGCTAGATCAAGGTCTTTATACTTAAACCCTTCAAACTCAGGGTCAGTGATCCCTCTCATGACTTCACGTTCTGTATCAATAGAAGCTTGTCTTAGTTCATCTGGATCAATCTCAACGTCAGGGCTTCTGAATACTAAGTCATCCATTTGAGCAGCCATGCCGTAGGTGTCACCACCTTCAGCAAAACCAAGGCGTTCCTCTATAGCTCTTTCAGTATCCTCAGTAGGGTAGAAGTCAAAACCTAATTGTCTAGCAATAAGAGCTAACCCAGCAAAACCAGTCTTACCTAAAGACTTAGCTAAATCTGTTCCAGAGGTAGGGTCACCTGTCAGTGAATCATCTCTGTCATTGTAATCAGGATCGAACCCTTGTTCCATGAGTTCCTGACGATCCATCTCTAGGTCACTCTTAAAGTTATCAGCCATTTACTTTATCCCGTAAGCGAGTAAGAGAACGAAGAGCACGTACCTCACCTTGGAGTCTGTACAGTTCTTCTAGTTCTGTTCGTTGTTCTAGTTGCTTATGTGCGAACTGGATGCGTTCCTCTAGTTCTTCAAGAAGCGCATCCCAAGAGTCTTTATTATTTACGACTAGCTTGAGGTTCATGCAGCACCTTGTTGACCAGTATTACCTATTTACTACTAGCTTGAGGTTCATGCAGCACCTTGTTGACCAGTATTACCTGAGAAGCCCTGTTCTCCTGGCTGAGGTGCTGTTCCAGTCCCAATGTTTCCACCCCCTGCGCCAGTGGTATCCTGCACTCCTGGTGCCGCTCCTTGGCCCTGTGGTGATGGTGGAGCTTGTACACCCTCTTGTGGCGCAGCTTCAGGGTTCTGTGCTTGGAACTCTTTTAGTAGTTCAGCTTGTAGTCTGGCATCAGCCATCGAGTTGACAACCTTATCAGGGTCAAGATCCATAGACTTAGCAATCTCACGAATGATGTAGTCCATCTTAGAGAACGGAGCCAGTTGTGGGTTCTGGGTAATCTGTAGGAACTGCATCAAGCGTTGGCTACGTACTTCATTAGCCATCAAGCTCTCAGTACCTTGAGCTTTAACTTCTAGGTCACCCTTGATCTCTTCATCAAAGTCGAACTGCATATTAAAGTTAAAGAAAGCTTTACCAAGAGGTGAAAGCAGGTAGTCATCTACGTTCTTTACCACGTTACGAATAGAACCATTAGCAGCAGACATAAGCATAGAAATACCGCTTGCAGTCCGACCCACACCTGAAACGCCAGTTTGACCATGCGCAAAAGACGGGAAACCAGTGGATTCATCTGCTAGTACTCTTGCCTTATCGAACAACTGCATGTTCTCATTAGACACGTTAGGGAACTTCGTACCAAAGAGAGCTTGTCCGGGTGCACCACCTTGTCTACGGAAGACTTTACCGGGGTACACTGACATATCTTGACCTGGTACTAGGTTCGTTTCATCTACTTCAATGATAAGGTTTCCTGATAGAGCAGCGTTGTCCACTGCCATACGCATGAAGCCATTCATCAAAGTTTGGGTGTCATCCATATTCTCTGCGATACCAACACCAAAAAAGCTGTAAGGATTAACTTCGTAAGGTACTGCGTAGTAAGGAATATAAGAAGGGGTAAATGGATTAAGGACTAGACGTAACACCTGACCATTACAAACCCAGATGTTAACTGACACTTGGTCTAAGTCTTCCATGTCTTCTGGAATTTCTACGTTCTGATCTTTTAGGATGTCAGTATCTACATAACCCCAGAACTCTAAGACCTCAAAGCGTTCAGACTTAGTCTCTTGCTCATCGTCTTCCATTACTTGTTCCCACCACTCTTTAGCGTAGGACTCACCAATGGTAATAGCTGTATCAATAGCATTAACACGGAAGAAAGGTCTGTTCTTCAAAGCTCTCATCTGTGT